CCGTCAATAAATATAATATCAAATTTTGTATCTTTGTTTTCATTTATAAAATTTGGAAGTGTTATTTTACTATCTCCAAGTATCAACTTGTGTCTGTTTGGATATGTAATATCTATGTATTCTTTTGCAGGAATAACAGTATAATGTTTTCCTAAATCAAAAGATGTTAAATTTAAATCTTTGTTATTTTCCAAAAAAATTTCAGCAGAATGTCCAGCATTAAATCCTATTTCCATAACATTTATATTTGGTTTATTTGTTAATAAAATTAAATCTTCAATTTGTGGAGGAACTTGTTGACTATGTCCTTCTATCGCATTCATTCTAATGCTATTCAAATAATTTGTAAGTGTCATAATTATATATATTATATAATCATTTATTTCTTTATTGATTTACGCAATGATTTTCGATTTTTGCGTGTTTCCTTTTTGACATATCCAAATTTACCTTTTTCAGCAAAGTAACCATATTTCTGTAGGCGCTTTTCTTTCTTAGCAGTAGCGTGTTTTTTGGCAGAGACAATACGTCCCCATTTGTTCATCATCAAATGAGATTTCGTCAAATTACCTGCAGTCTTATATGCTGTTCCATTGAACACTTTTTGACGAGAACCAAATAATTCTGGATATGATTTTCCTTGTATTTCATAAACACCTTCTTCATTACGAACTGGTCTTTTCATTGTATTTATATAGTATATAAATACAATAATCTTTTTCTAAATTAAAAACATAAATAAAAAAACATAAATAAAAAAACATAAATAAAAAAACATAAATAAAAAAACATAAATAAAAAAACATAAATAAAAAACATAAACAAAAATCAATAAAAATTATACTAAATAGTTTATCTTCCTCCTTTTTTCATTTTTCTTGTGTGATTTTTCTTGGACTTTTTGGATTTCTTTGATTTCTTTGATTTCTTGGATTTCTTGGATTTCTTGGATTTACGCATTTTCTTTCCTCCCATCAAAGGAATGGAAAGAGCTTGTCCAACAGGTCCATTATCTCCAGGAATAGCTTCGGTAAAGGCAGGTCCAGCCGAATTAGGATAAGGTGCTACAATCGCAGGCGAAATAAATTTGGATACTTCCGAATAAGGAAGAGGATCACTTAAATCTCCACGGCCAGTTCCAGACATTCTATTATATTATTTATGGATATTTTAAACAAACCTTCATTGAAAAATTATTTTTCAAAAATTTCCCCCTCTTTTTCAAAAATTGTTTTAACGATCTTTTTGTTTTTTTTGTTTTTTTCGTCTTTTTTGTTGACTTTTTTTCCGATTTTTTTGTTGATTTTATCGCACGTTTTGCTCCTCCTCCTTGATTAACAACATAATTCAAAGTATTCATTGGTATAGTGTGTGGTTTCCAATTGGTTATTTCAGTGGCATTCGGCCCATTCGGGTTTTGGTAAATAGGATCCATATATATTAGGATAATATAAATTATTATAATCGGCTGATATGAACAATTCGTTCTCCCTTGTTTACTACGCGGACAGGCACCCATTTTTTGAATTTTTGATGAAACACGCATTCCATCAAAACAGACTTATTCAGATCTACATATTTATCTTCACGAATGTTCTCAAAATCTTCTTCATCATCACTTTCTTCTATAAAATCCAAATTCCGATTTTCGCGAATATTCCTAAATAATCCATTCATAAAAATACTGGTTTTCAAATTTGGAATATAGGAAATATTATAATAAACACACGCACTGTTTTTACCATATGCATACAAATGATAAATATCAAATTGTATATCTGCAGATACTTGAAAAACGGTCGGATATTTATATTGTGGTTTTGAAAATTCAGGTTTAAAAGTTACCGAAAAATCAATGTTTTTTTGTGGGTTCTCCACCTTTTGTATTTGCAAGGGTAAAATATTCTGTTTACTATTTACATAAGGTAATATCCTTGACAAACACCGATACTGAATATGATGAACTGGATAACTGGGTTTGTCTTTTTCAAGAGGTTCAGTATCTGGTTCTCTAAACCAGATTTTCGGTAGAACCATATGAATTGTGGGCATTTTACTTGTGTAAAGTTTTAGATAGTCATATAAAAATCCTAATTTTTCACTAAATACAATATTTTTCAGAAAAATTCCTTTATAATAAAAAATATCTTCTATCAAAAACGTGGATATTTTTTCAGGTTCTCCTCCTTTTTCTAAAAAGGTTCCATAAAAGATTGTTCCTAAAGAAAGTGTTTCTTGGAAAGTATTTTCTATCCATTGAACTTTTGTTATTTTTTTTTCTTTGTTTAATTCCATTAAAAATATGACATCTAGTTTTCCATAAAAAGAAAACCATATGAAATATTTTTTACCAATGGGTATATAAATTCCTAAATTATATTCAGATTGAACTTTCTTATGTGATATTGTTTCATAGGAAAGTTCGAAAGGAGGAAAACGTTTCAATAAATGAGTTATTTCACTTGGCGTCAATTCGTTCATATTCATTATTAGGTTTTATTCGCATTTTACCTTTATATATTTTTTGTTTATATGTTTTATCCAGGTTCTCCATTTTCAATTATGATTTATTATTATAAATCAATTCTTGTAGAATGTTCAGAATTCAAAGATACAATATATTGATCTAAATCGTCTTCCAAGAGTTCTTTTTCTGAACTTGTTATAATATCTTCGCCTTTTTCAGAAGTCTGTTTTTTTTCTAAATCCTCAATAATCATTTTATATTTTTCTATCTGAGAACCTACCACATCTTTTGTTTTTCTCACTGTAAAAGTATCTTTCAAATAATTGAAAAGATAATGCACACCAATAATGATTACGAGAGAAAATAGTATATTTAATAAAATAGAGGAGAACATTTTAGAGAACCTATATGAAAAACATAACATTTAGAATTTTTTACTATAACACACAATAATGAATTTTTATCAATAAAAAAAAGATATAAAAACAATCAATAATAAGATAATAACCAAAAATGCCTTCTATTTTAATTGTGGATAAAACTGGAACCATAAAAGAACAAAATTTAAAAACAATTGTCGAAGAAGAGTTATATTTGAAAGCTGGATACAAAAACAATACTGATTTCAAACAACATACTATATGGGATATTGATATTGATGAGAAAAAATACTCTATTGCAATTTACGGTAAAACGACTGGAAGAGCTGGTTCGGAAAACAAATATGAATTTCCACCACCCGTTGATAATACTCTTTTTTTCGGTAAATGTATATTGATGAACAAAACTGAATCAAAATCTCTTTCTGTAAAAGAATGGGAATCTATTTATGAGAAACTATATGGTGGTTTTGAAGATATTGGAGAGGAGGATCAGGAAGAGGATGAAGAGGATGAAGAGGATGATGATCCGACAATGAAGAGAACCAAAGATGGATATGTAAAAGATGGATTTATTGTAGATGAAGATGAGGAGGAAGAGGAGGAAGAAGAGGAGGAGGAAGAAGAGGAAGAAGAAGAGGAGGAAGAAGAAGAGGAGCAAATATTCAAAAAAAAGAAACCTAGTGCAAAGAAACCGGCGGTAAAAAAAACGGCCAAACAAATAAAACTAGCATTTGAGGAGAAAATCGCACAACAAGAAGAAGACAATTATCTAGATTGCACGAGCGAATTAAGTGAAGAGTCTTATATAGAGTAGTCGAACGCCGAAGGCGTTCTTAACCGTAGGTTTCCTGATTTGCATAAAATTGAAAAAATAATATAAATATAATTATTTACATTATTATAATAGCAAACGATGTATAAAATTGCAAATCCTATTTCTTTCCGTGAAAATGTGCGTTCAAAAATGGAAAAAATGATTGAAAATAAAACCATTTCTACAAATCTAGAAAAAGGTATTTTCAATTATGCGATCAAAGAAGCAAGTTCCAAAAAAATCGTAAAAAAATGGGAAAACGCGTGTTTTGTCCAAATTTATATTGATCGCCTTCGTAGTATTTATTTTAATCTGAAAAATACGGATATTTTAAGCCAACTCAAAACCAAAGAAGTTTCGCCACAAAGTGTTGCTTTTATGACCCACCAAGAATTTGCTCCAGAAAAATGGCAACAATTAATTGATAAGAAAACAAAACGCGATTTGACTAAATTCACCAATAATATTGAAGCCAGTACAGATATGTTTACCTGTAAAAAGTGCAAATCCAATCGATGCACCTATTATGAATTGCAGACACGTTCTGCAGATGAACCATCGACTATTTTCGTTACTTGTTTGGATTGCGGAAAACGCTGGAAAACGTAAATTATTTACGTGTTTTTCTAGTTTTATTTCTTCCATAAAGACAATGTTGTTTTTGAGAAAACCCTTTTGGTTTTTTGCAATTTATACTTCTTTTATATTTTGCGGACCATTTTCCTCCTTTTACACATTTTGAATTTCTTCCGGTTGAATTTCTTCCCTTTGGAATTCTTCCTCCATTAGCAAATTTCAACATTTTATTTTATTCTATAAATTAAAAAATAAAATAAAAAATCAAAAAAACCAAACTAATCTATTTTTTCAAAGTTTTTCTCCAATTTTTATAGCAAAATTTGCGCTTTGTTCCAGACGCATATTTACAGTATTTTTTGGTATTTTTGCATTTTTTCTGTTTTCTTCCAGCACAAAGACTTTTAACGCGTTTTGTTGCCATTATATATTATACAAACAAAAGATTTCGATAACGGATCATTGATGTAAATATTTCAAGGGTGTATAATTTCTAAATCCTTCAATTTCCAATATTCCATTGCGCCATTGGGTAAAGGTCTTTTCAAAATAAATGGAATTTTCTTTTCTTCATACTCTTTCAAAGCAATCAAATAACCATCAATCATATTTTCAGGAATGGATACAAATGCTTTTGCGCCAGCATTGATTTGTTTGGCTCTTTCTCCTAAAATACGCGCTTTTTCATATTTTGTAATAAAAGGCAAGGTTCGATGAAATGGATCAATAATATCACCGTTAGAATCACGAACCACTCGCGATAGTATTTCGATTTCGTCATAATTATGAGATTTCAATTCTGGATGAAAATCAACAATAATATCATCTTCTAATGATTTGTCCAATTTTTGTAAATAATTTTCATCATACTCTTCGTCATCGTCGTCCTCTTCATCATTTATATTTACATTTATATCTTCGTAATTCACGATTTTTTTGTCGTTTTTTGGTAAATCTTCATCCTCCTCTTCATCCTCTTCGTTATTGTCCTCTTCATCATCATCTTCGTCGTCCTCTTCGTAATCATCATCTCTTTCAAGAGTTATATTTTCTCTTGTTGGTTTTGGAATATCATCATCTGATTCTTCCTCTTCCTCTTCATCCGTTTCATCATTTTTATCATTTTTTTCCTCCATTTCTTCTTCTTCTTCAAAATCTTCATTTTCGGAATCATATACTTTTTCAATTTCGCTCATTTTAATATATATTATATAAATTATATATTTAAATAATTTACACTATATATTCAATCAATTTTACTCATTCAATTTTACTCATTCAATTTTACTCA